GCGATCATCTTGTGCCGGAGGAACTCGTCCTCGCCGACCCAGATCGTCTTGGCGTGGGTGGTCTTGATGCCGGTGTGCACGTGCACCGGAATGTCGAGCATGCCCAGCTTGTAGCAGAACGACAGGTCCTCGGACACCATCCGGCCGTCGCCGTACTTCACCTGCTCGAACCAGGTGTCACCGTGCTCCGCGCGGACCTTCTCAAGCACCGACCGGTGAATGAGAAGGCACGCGGCGCCGGTCGCGGCGACCTTCACCGCGGTGTCCTGCGGGTAGCCGTCGGCGTTGATGAACCCCTCGGCCCCGTCGGGGTTCTTCCACCAGCCGTACAGCGTCGGGAACGGCGTCGTCACGTACCCGCCGAACCCGTCAGGGTCACCCTGCTTCATCCCGAAGCACAGTGCGCCCACCACCGGCCGCTCCACCGGATCCGCGGCGGCCACCAGCCGGTCAACCACGTCCGGCTCGAAGCCCATGTCGGTGTCGACGAACCACAACCACTCCTCGGGCGAGGAGTCGAGGAAGTGCGCGACCGCCTTGTTCCGGGAATCGACGAGGCCACCCGTACCGGTTCGCACCATGAACGGACCCGACGACGCGAACAGCCGCTGATTGTTGACCACGTCGTAGTTGACCAGCCCGGTCATCGAGACGTGGAAGCTGTGCTGGATGTCGGTGGCCGGGTGCAGGTATGCGACCAGGACCGTGCCGTCACTCACCGGACGCCGGCGCCTTCCGCGCAACCTTCGGCACGGTGACGTTGCGGGTCTCACCCGGGGCGCGGGTGGCGCGCTCGACGTTGAGCGGCCGGCCGTGGACCTTCTCCGGCACCTCGGTGAACAGCTCCGGCCGGGCACGGACCAGCGCGGAGTCGGAATCCCAGGGCTGATCCTTCTTCAGGAAGGCGCTGTCCCCGTCGCCCCACGTCACGGTGGCGGACTGCTTCGCGTACACGATGGCCATGCCGTTCATCTCCCTCGGTTGCCAGGTGCCAGGTTGGTGGCGCGCCCCCGCCACCTGGCGAGACGGGGGCGCACGGTTGATCGGCCGGTCAGCTGGTCTTGTTCTGGAGCATGCGGAATCCGAGGTCGTTCACGGAGTCCGCGCCGACCCGGGTCCACGCGTACCACGCGCGCTCGCCGGTCGGCATGTTGTTGGTGACGTCGAAGACGTGCGGCACCAGCTCGATGTTCATGCCCGCCCGCTGCGCGACCAGGTAGTTGCTCCAGTCGCCGACGATCAGGATGTTGCCCGCGGCGGTGCCGGTCGGCAGGTCGGCCATGTAGTCGTTCTCGTACATGGACCGGCCCTTGAGCACGGTGACGCCTTCCGCGGTGAAGTTCACCGTGAACGCGGCGCCGGCGTCCTGGCCGAGCTGCTGGATCGAGCCGTTGATGCCGGTGTGCGACATCCACGCCACCCGGCCGGCCAGGGCGGGGTTGCGGTACCGGATCGGCAGCGCCTTCCACAGCTTGTTGACGTCCGACGCGGCCAGGGTACCGCCGGTGCCCGACGCGACCAGCACGCCCGCCGTCGCGGCCAGCGCCGTGACGATGCCGAACGGCTCTTCCGAGCCGTCACCGGCGCCGACGGTCAGCTTCTGCACCAGGATCTCCTGGTAGCCGGACGACAGCAGCCGCTCCATCTCCATCGCGAACGCCGGGTAGTCCATCCCGACCTCGATCGAGTACGGAATGTAGCCGTCCGCCTTGTGGACGTTCACGACCGGCTGCGCCAGGGTCGGGGAGCCGTCGGTGGTCGCGGTCGCCTCCGCCCGGAACTTCCAGGTGACGCCGGCCGACGAGACACCCTTCCACGCGTCGGTGGTAATCGTCTCCACCCGGGCCAGGCCCAGGATGTCGTTCGGGTGACCCTGCGCGGTGAGGATGATCGTCGGGTCGATCAGGACCGGCACACCGTAGCCGCCGGCCGCGCCGCCGCTGCCGCCGATGCTCATCGACCGGAACTCGTTGAACGCCTCGACCGCCCGGCCCTCTTCGGGGGTGAGGATGGGGGTCGGCGACGAGACCAGCTTCATGAACGCGCTGCGGTACTGCGGGTTCTCGGTGAGGATCGTCTGCGCCGCGATGAGCGCACCGTTGGTGTTCCGGTTCCCGGACCGCAGCAGATCCGACACGCGCTTCTTCGCGTCGTCGTCCATGTGGCCGATCGAGTCGTCGTCGTCGAGAACGGTCAGCGCCTTCGACCGCAACTCCTGCGGCGACAGCCCGCGGATGTTCGCGTTCTGGAACGGGGTCTCCTGCTTCTTGGAGAAGCGCGTCGAGCCCCACCGCTCGCGGGATTCCTTGAGCTTCGCGCGCCGCTCGGCCACGTGGAGCCGCTCCACTGTCTGCCGGTGCTCCTCATCGAGCATCTGCCAGCGCTCGTCCTGTTCCGGGGTGAGCGCCTGGGCGCCCGCCTCGTCGTTGAGGTTGCGCAGCTCGGCCTCGAGGGCCTCGCGCAGCTCGTCGAGGTTCTCGCCGACGGGCGAGGTCTCGCACTTGGTCCGCAGTTCGTCGAGCGTCGGGCCACCGCCGGCGGCGAGCCGGACCGGCATGCCGTTCTTGCGGTAACCGATGATCTTTCCAGCGAGGTCGCTGAGTCCGGGACGGATGTTCATGGGCCTTACCTCTTTGCCATTTCGATGAGAGTGAGGCGGCGCAGGCGCGCTGCCGCGGACATCCCGTCGACGTGGCGGCCCTCATCGGGTGCCGGCGGCTCAGGTGCGGGCGGTGTCCGGGTGGCGGCCCCGTCTTCGGGGGTGCCGAGCCCGTTCAATGCCCGGAAAGCTTCGAACGTGCGAACCAGGTCAGCATAACGGCGCTGATCGCGCTGTTGCACCTGCTCGGCGTACCAGTCGACCCCCGACCGCAACGACGCCGTCGCTTCGGGGTTGGCGGGCCAGGTGACGGGGCCCGCCTCGTGAAGGCGGACCTCGGTGATGGTCCGCTCCGGCAGGGCCTGCGGATTGTCCGCCGACGCCTCCGGCTCGTTGTTCCAGGTCTCGCCGAGCACCTCGAACATGAAGCTGCTGCCGTATGCGCCTGCTCGCAGCCCCGGGAGCAGGTCCCGGTTGTACGAGGTGTCGAACAGTGGCCCCTCGAGGTACGGGCTGTCCGCCCGCTCTTCGATCACCTCGGGAACCGAGAGCACCTTGTCCCCGATGTTCAGGTCCATGCCGTGGTTGAACAGGATCTTCACCTGTGAACCGCGTTCGGCGATGGTCTTCTTGAACGCTCCGGGGACTGTCCGCTCCAGGAACGTGCCTTCCCAGAACGAGTCGATCTCGTACCAGGAGTTGAAGGTGGAGAAGTTCACCTCAAGTGTCCCGAGCCGCCCGTCGTCCGGGGTGTCGGCAGCGGCGACAGCAGGGGCGTCGGCGCGGGGGGTGAGGCGGGGCACCCGGGCCCCGCCACGGATCACGTACAGGCCACGCATCGACCTCATGACGGGGGCTCCTTCGGGACATTCGGGTCCGCCGGCGGCGCGGCGGGAAGTAGGGGTGCGGGCTTCGGGACGACGTCGTTGCCACCCGGGACCGGCGGTTCGTCCTCGAGTTCACGAACCTCGTTCACAGACTTCCACGGCTTGCCCATGGCGAGTTGATACGCCTGGTAGCGGGCGAGGGTGTTGGTCTCGAGCAGCGCATCCCGGTTGATCTTCGCGTACTGCGGGCGCGGCAGGAACAGGAACAGGGTCCGCTCCACCCGGCGGATCCACTTACCCACCGCGTACTTCAGCAGCTGGATGTCACGGTCCTGCACGTTGGCGTAGGTCATGCTGCCGCCGGTGTCGTAGCCGAGGATCTCCGCGATGCCCGGCCCGTAGATCCGCGCGCACTGGGCCTCGGTATAGCCCATCGTCCCCAGGAACTGGCTTTCCTCCGGAGTGACCGACAGGTTTTCCCACTCCCAGCCACGGCCCATCACGACCGGCTCGCGATTACCGCGCAACGCGGCCATGAACCGCTGCTTCACCGTCTTTGCCTGCTCCGGATCGACACCGGCCAGGGTATTGCGCAGGATGCCCACCGGCTGCGCGTCCGCGTCGAACCAGTCCTTGCCGAACCGGGACGCGGCCAGGGTCACGCCGATGGTGTCCGCGTGCTTGGAGATCGGCGACTGCCCGATGATCTGCCCCGGGACGGGGTTGACGCGGCGATGCATCATCCTGCCGGTGAACTCCTGGCCCTGCACCAGCCACACCACGTCGCCGCCGACCATCCGGCCCGACACTCGATCGGGATGGAACAGCGCCACTTGCTGGAGATAGCCGGCCGACGACCGGGCGATCTCGTCCCCGTAGCCGTTCCCGCGATACAGCCACGAATAGACAAGCTGATAGATCCAGTCTTCGAGGCCGTAACCGTCCCCGGCAGGGTCTTCCAGCCAGCCGGGCATCTTGATCTCGCGGCGGGTACCGCCCTGGCCGCTGTAGAAATCGATCGGCAGTTCGGAGCAGATCGAGGCGATCAGGTCGACGGCGGCGTCGATGGCAACCGACTGCTGTGCGTTGTCGATCTGCCCGCCATCGACGTGCGCGTAGCCGCCGCCGGTGGTGGGTATCCAGGACGGGAACTGCGAACGGGTCTGCGGTGCAGCCGGTTTGTGGAACCAAATTCCCATCAGACCTGCCGATCCAGGGCCCACAGCACCACACCGGCGAACATCACGCCGAGCGGGCGCCACGCCATCCAGAGGCCGGCCGACACGAGCAGCGGACCGCCGATGCCCGGCACGCTGACGGTGACGCGACGCATCGCGGAGCCCACCCACTCGGCAGCTTTGCCGCCCGCGGTCTTGCGGCGGGTACGCCACTGCGCCGGGAACACCGTCATCAGAACAGATCTCCCGCCGGGTCGTAGTCTTCGATCTCGTCGATCCGTGCGTAGAACGCCCACCGCGCTTCGGTCAGCGCGACAAGGGCGGTGATGTCCACCGAGCGATCCGTTCGCGCCCAGGCGATCGAGTCGCCGGCCGCTCTGGTCTTCGCCACCTTGACCGCCTCGATCACCTGATCCGCCGGGACGTGCCGGAGTGTCTCATCCCGTACCGCGTCGATGAGTTGCCCACACGCTGCCGCCATGTCCGTTCCGGATAATACTGCCAGGTCTCCTCTTTGGGGAGGATGCGTGGCCTGCCCTTCCAGCCTGACCACCTGAACCGGACGGTCCTCCGGTCGCATGAACCCGGCCTTCTTCAGCGCCTCCTTCAAGGAGGCGTGCGTGCCGCGACCCATCCCGATCGCAACGGGGTCGAGGACTCCCCGCAGTTCCACCAGGGCCGGGACCACCCAGTCGGTGCCACCCTGGTAGCGGATCAGCTGAAGATGGCCCAAGCCGTCAGCGCGCCTGCCGAACACCCCGATCGCCGCCCAGTCCCGTTCGGGGGCGATGTCCACCGCGAGAGCGACGTCACCGTCGCGTCGCGACGCAGAGTCACCGAGCGCTTCCCACCGGGCAGTGTCGATGACGCCACCCGAGGTGGCGCGCGGCTTCCACATCCCGAGCCGCTCGAACGGGAACATCACCCCGAGACCGGATGGGCGGCGCTCGTCCTGCACCGTCTCCTCGTCGATCCGGATCCCCATCGCGGGGTTGGTGCGCCACGCCGTTTCCGGGTCGTCGACAAGCCGGCGGCACTCCGGAGTGTCCGTCAGGTCCCCGGCGCCCCAGTCGAAGTGGGCCAGCCGGGGCGCGCCGTTCTCGCCGTCGTCGCGCAGACCGTACGCCCAGGCGTCGGAAGTGCGGGGCGGAGTGCCGAGAAACCACACCTGCCAGTTCGGCATCGCGGACACCGTCGGCAGGATGGCGGCCATCTGATCCTCATCCAGCTCCTGCCCCTCGTCAAGGATGATCTTCGGAGAGGAGAAGCCACGCGCGGCCGTCCCGGACCGGGTGCTGTACTGCAACAGCCGGCCGTCATGCAACTCGATCTGCTGCTCCCCGTTGGCCTTGCGGTACCCGGGCTTGTCAGGCTTGTCGCCGTACGGCCGAACCAGCCTGTGCAGGTCAGGGGTGTTGCGAATGAGGCGCTCCATCCGGCGGTACGCCTTCGCGGAGGTGCGGTGCTCGTGCGCAGAGTGCACGATCTCCGGCTCGTCGAACAGGAACAGCCAGGCCAGCTCGAGCGCCTCGATGATGCCGCCCTTGCCGTTCTGCCGGGGCACCCACACGCTGACCTTCGGAGCCGACCAGCCACCCGTCGCGGTCATGCCGAGCCCGTGCGTGAGGATGTAGCGCTGCCACTCATCGAGGATCAGCCCGGTCCGGGCGGCCAACTCGATCACCTCGGGAGCCGCGGACTGCACGTACGGCGGGTAGTTACCGACCCGCGGCGTCTGCGAGCCTTGCCGCACGGCGAGCGCGGAGGTCGTCACGGAAACTGCCCCCCGCCTGCGGTGATGTCTCGGCAAGTCCGACGGTAGCAGTCTGGCGGAACTCGGCGAGGAGTTGCTTCATGGCGACCTGCTGCTGCCGCGCCTCTGCTAACAGATTGTTAATGACGATCTGGACCACCGAACCATCGTCACTCACTGTGCGTAACGTGATCCAGGAGTCTTCGTCGCCTCGTAACAGGCTGTCAAGGCGGTCGAGCCGATCGGCGGTCCGGCAGATCTCTTCGACCAGGAGGCGTCCCGCGGAGGGTAGCGCAGCTCCACCCAGGTCCACCCACACCCGCATGCCACGTTTTCCCAGGTCAGGGCCTTGATCCATTGACGGTCGCCTCCTGTTGCGCGCTCCGGGCGGTGATCTCGGAAGGCTCTGAGATCCGGACAGGGGAGAGATGGAGATTCAG